GGCGCATCTAGCGATTATCGCGACTTTGACAAAACAAAAAAAGCTATGTAATTGATATACATAGCTTTATTTGTATTTGTCGAAAGTGTGACGTAAGTAACATAATCCTGCACACATTATGCGAAATGCTGTGGTAAATTTAAATCCTATAAAAATACCGCCATACACTTTGTATAACGGTATTAAAAAATCCATACAGTTTGTTCTCTCCAGTGGGGGAATTAAGCATCATCTAATAACAATTGTGATAATTGATCTTTCATTTCATAGGCTTTATCAAGTTCTTCAGTAGTTTTAAAAGCACCTGTATAAACTAAGGCTTTGAGAACCTCACAAAAAGCAACGTAATAAGCCCCACCCATATCGTGAAAACGATTAGTTATAACCTTTTCGGCAAGTTCTTCAAGAATCTCTAGAGCTGTTTTTGTCATCAGAAATAATAATCCTTAGTTCAGCGCCGGAATACTCCGGCACTTCTGATTATATCGCTCAAAGACATATATTTTAATTTTAGTAATTCAGAGAGGAAAATATTCATATTGTCATTGTGTCAGTTCGTAGACACTCACTTAATATTTTTCTTCTAGTGTTCTTCATTGCGTAGCAGATCGATAAGCTTTTTTTGTTAAAAAGCTTATGAGCATCTTAAGATGCTCTATCAGGAAGCTCAGAAAATATTTCGATTAAAGCAAATATAAAAGCAAGAAAAGAAAGAATGAAAAATACCACAGAAAAAGAGGCAATCATTTCAACAAAGTCTTGTTCAAAATAGTGAGCTAAATAACTGCAATAAGTATCAAATAGTTCTCCAATAAAATAAACAAATTGAGAGAGCCAATAGAGAACAAAAGGTATAAGAGCTAAAAGTGAAATAGAGAATATCAAGCCCGCAATAATGTATAAAAAAATTTTCATATTAAGCCCTCTGCTTTGGCTTGTTGATATTTAGCTAAAAACTCTGCATCTAGTGATGTGAGTTTTTCTTGTGTTGGTTGTTGTTGTACTTGTAGCTGTTGCTGTGGCTGCTGAAAGTAATTAAAGGGTCTTTCACCGTCTTCTATGACACGTCTACAGTCTTCACTTGAGACATCATGCAAAATTGTGCCTTGCTGCGTATAAGCAACGTACTTATTACCTTTCTTCATACAACCACTAAAGACAGGTTTTGCAGTAACTTCGTACTGTACATTAACAGGTTCAAACGGCTTGCTTGGACTATAATTAGCTACAATCTTGTCCATTGTATTTGAGCTAGTCTGTTCAGAACGTTGCTGCTTAGCTTCAAGATATGGCTTGTCATATGCTTCTCTGCACTGTTCAGCATTCCAACCAAAATCTTTCATACAAAGATTAATTTTTTTCTGAAGTTCATCAGGTAAATCTTTTTGCCCTGGAGAGAGCGCTGCATTAACTTTTTCATTTTCTTTAACTTTAGCAAGCTGCTTATCAATAGAATCCTGTCCAATCCTATGACCATTTGAGAAGTGACCAAAAAGATTTATTAATAGTCCACCTGCTATAAGAAAACAAACGATTGCTATTGCAGCAAGTTTATACATATAGCCCGGTATACGTGCCTTACCGTCTGTCACTTCTTCAGTAGATTTATACTTAGTAAATGTTTCTTCATCGAATGGCTGAAAAAAAACATCTTCTGCACGTTCTGTAGCTGCCAATGAGTCAGGTTTTTCCTGCCATGATCGCCACAATGAAATCTGTGATCGTTTCTCATTTCTTAACCGTGTACAGTGATAATGCTCATTGACCAGCTCAAGCAAATGAAGGTGTAAAAGTTTAGGTGATTGAGTAATAAAGATAATGTCACGGCCTGAATGCCGATGATATTCAAGCTCCCGGATAACATCACGATTTGAAATTTTCTCACGTGCAGCCCAAGCAAAATATCTAATACCTTTTTTATCTACTTGGCGTTGTGCTTCATCGTAAACAATTAATGCACCTTTCTGACCGGTGGCTACATCAGATTCGGGCGTTAAAAGCCAATCTAATTCGCCTTTTTCATTTTCAGGAATGGGCTGAACGTCTAATGTGCAGCCATCAATATTTGTATAAACAGGACGACCAGCTTTTACAGCTTCAGTCACATATTTTTTCATTACAAAGTGGGTCTTTCCTTGGCCCATCTTTCCAGTAACAAGTAAAACAGGCATTGTTAAGACCTCTTAGCTAGACGTGGGCGCATTGATTCCCAATAAGCTCGCGTCATAATTGCTGTAAAAATAATTCCAAAACCTTCAGGTATACCGAATACAGCCATAAGACCGATGTAAGGCGTAGATTCAATATGTGAAGCAGCTTTATAGATATAGGTTGAAAGCATGAGATAAAACGGTAAGCCAGTGACTATCCCGATGCCTAAACTGGTTAATATTTGACGTATAAAATTGTTCGAAAATAAATCGAGTACCTTATAAATTAAGCCACCCATTAATCATCGCCCCCACGCTGAAAACCAAATAAAATGAAACAGGCGGAAACCATCGAAAAGCCTAAAACAAATGGCTTAATGAGCCAGTCAAGATTACAAATATATGAGTAATCAGAAGTCTTTACCTGAGCAGTAACACCATGCAATGAAACTGTTTCATAGGTAGGCGCAGGACATTGAGCAGAAACGTTAAGGCTTACCTTTTTTTCTTCAAATTCAACAGAAGTATCTAAGTCAGAATCATCACGATCAGGCAGATCAGAATCATCTTTAGACCAGTCAAACCAGTCTTTTACTGTTTGCCAGAAACCTTTTTCTTGATCACGATGATTTTTTTCATCTTGCCAGACTTCTTTTTCTTCGGCTTGATGTGCTTTATCTTCTTGATGCCATTCACAGTTATCAGCAGCCCACACGCACCATTTGGGCAAATTAAACCAAGATTTTTCGTTACCTTCTTCATCTTTTTCTGAACCGCCTTCACCCTTTGTACCTTGATCATCCCAAGAGCGGTCATTTGCATTATCATTTGAAGTAAGATCATTTATATATCGTGGATCGCCAATGGGTGCAGGTTTACCATCGGAAGTTTTTGGTGCACGATCTGCTTTGTCTTCTAAAGATTCATACAATTCATTACCTACTCCCGAAGGATCAGGTGTATAAGCTTCTGGAACACCAGTCCAATTACCTGTATTTACTAGAGAATTATTAAATTTACTGTCTGGGTCTTTATAGCCCGAACCGAGCATTGCAGCGCCAAGTAATTGAGCAGTAAGCGGAACAATAATGTCATCTTGCGGAGTTGATGATTCTTCTTTTTTTTCTAAAGTAAAACAACTACCCGAATATGTACCACCAGTAATGCAAGCTTCATAATCATAAGATGTATTTGCAACTTTTTTGCATGTATAAGATTTAGCAGAATAAGCTTTTAAAGCGTTAAAAGTATCAGCGCATGCAGGCGTTGGTGAGGGAGTCCAGGGGGCAGTCTCTGGAGTTAACGTGCCCCCCGTGAACCAACCTGCCTGATAGACATATTTTCCATTTGGTGGTATCAAATTAGGATCTTGTACTTTTTTTACATATACACCATCCTTCATCACCCAGCCTATGGCTTCGATAAGTTCAACAACTAAAGCTGCACCGACGATGCCGACACCGGGAACTTTTTTATAAGCATAAACACGCTTAAGCATTGAAGTGCCGACTTTAGAAGCAGTGGGCACAGTTTCTACAACAGCACTTGTTTTTGTAAGAGATCCGGCTTCATTAATTTGTTTAACAAGCATCGCTTGCAACCGTTTTTTTTCTGCAACTTGTTTTTCAACTTTTATATATTCAAGAACCCATTTCGGAGTTGCTGCAAATGCTTTAGACATTAAGTAGACTGGTGAAAAGCAAATAAGCAAAGACAATAAAAATATATTTAAACGATGAATCATTATTTTTATTCCTTTGATTATTTTAACAATATACGTATGCCAACAATGGCTATAAAAACTATTATCCAGTTGAAAATTGAAGGTTCGTCCATAGCATTTACCTAAACTTCCTGCATGCGCGCCAATCGCTCCCACGAGCTCTCAGCGCGCCCGCAGTCAGTTTTATTTCACCGCACCACGAGATTTCTTGACCAACGCAAGAACAGCTACAAAACCAAGAATTGCAATACCAATCGCAATACCAAAAGTCTCTGCTGTACCGATGTCAGTAATAAAACCTTGTGTATCCAGTTCTAATGCAGCATTGGCATTAGACATCGCCAAAACTGTTAAAAGCCCAGCTACTACCCCAGCACGTCCAGTACGTGTATTGATAAGTTTCTGGGAACCATTTTTTTCGATTACTTGTAATTCATTCATTGAATTCACCCTATTTAATTGAATAACGTGATTGTCTTAATAACCACATTACGAGGTAATAGCTGGTAATTGCCATGATAATCAGTGACGACTGCCAACCTGTTATAGCCAATCCGCTTAAGTCAAATTGAACCCATTCCAGACATGCCTTAGTGGTTTCATCGACTGTTTTGCACAGATAAGCCATTCTTTAAAATTCCTTAAGCACGACATTTAGTCATGTGAAAGTACAAAAACTGGCGGTGAAAATATGAAAAACATTTAGGGCATTCGACTTGATTATCCCCCATTATAGCTGTTATATTTCTCATTAAAATTCACCTAAGTTATTGATTTTTAACATATTATACATTATGCGAAATGCTATATAGTTAAAGCTTTGTTTCTAATACCTTTTTTGAATCTATAAAATCCAAAGCCACTAACTGAGCCACTGGAACTTTACGACTAACATCAAGTCGGAAAATTAATTGAG